GCTCTAATGCTTCCTAGACATGAGTCACTCCAAAAGTAGAAGGTTCCTTGGAGTGTATCGGATGGTGAACGTTACGAGACGCCTAAATGGGATTTGCAAATCAATCAATAGGTTGGCATGATAGCGGGAATTGCTGGTTTGTTGATCCTTGTAAGCGGCGATGAGTTCGGCTTCGCTGAGGACTGTTTCATCAAGCAGGTTGGTGGCCAGGATGAAACCGCTTTTGCGTTCCAGGCGGCGTTGGTGTTCCTGCACCCGCGAGGCCAGCGCACCGGTGACACGGTAGAGATAAAAGTCGGGGGTTCGCCCTCGCGCTGGGCGGCCTTTGCCAACGATGAAGCCCAGCCAAACGCGCAGCCGCAAATTGCAATTTGTTGCATTTTGCATCAAATACGTGTAGAAGGATTAACATATTTTATAAGAGTAAAACGTTCGATGATCGTAACTCTTTCAAATAATTCTGGACTATTTGCACCAAGCACCACAGACGTGTCACGCACAAGCCGAAACACTGAAGTCGCTGCGAAATTTCTGCAAATATCGGTAAGGAAAATCCAATCTGTCAGGCGTCACAGCAACGCTCGGCGTAGGCGATCACCAAAGGTTCTTTGCCGGGTGTTGACCCTGGGGGTCGGTCATGGCTGACACGCGGGCAATCATGGCGGTGTCAGAAGCGGTTCCGAACTTGCTTCGTTCGGCTTATAATCCGGCCGATTTCTCCGCCCCGCTCGAGTTTCGCACCATCACCGCACGACAATTCTCGACTGATGCGCCGACTGCGGGCCTGTCGCTGTTCCTCTACCGGGTCACGCCAAGCGGCGTGCACCGTATCCCGACCGGTCGGATTGATCCTGACGGCCGACGTCGTCGCACGCAGTTGCCGCTTGATCTACATTTCCTGCTGACGGTCTGGGGCGCGGAAGCAACGTTGCAACATGCCGTACTGGGCTGGGCAATGCGCGTGCTGGAAGACACGCCGCTTCTGGGCTCTGGTGTGCTAAATTCCGTGGTGGCCGGATCGTTCCGCGCTGAAGAGGCTGTGGAGATCGCCCTTGCGGAACTCTCGAACGAGGATCTGCTACGCATATGGGAGGTTCTGGGGCTGAACCTCTACCAGCTCTCGGTACCCTATGTTGCGCGGATTGTGCGCATAGAATCGGCCGAGCAGCTTCCCGAAACAGGCGGCCTGCCCGTGCAGGAGCGGGTGCAGAACATGGGCGTGCTCGAACCACCCCATGCGCTGACCGAGCCGGTGAGGCGCTGAGCCATGCAGGTTCGGGTTCTGGAGCGCATTTCGACCTACACGCCCCTTGGGTTGCGCTTCTGGGACCAGGCCTTTGACCGCCCTGTGCAAGACAGCATGGTGGCGACAGCGCGGCCCTGGGGAAGGCCGACGGCCCGACCGGTTCGGGCTGTCGCCACCTTTTCGGGCGCGCTTGCCTTTCACGGGCTGCCGGGAATGTGCGAGATCGAACATGGCGGGCCGGACACGATGCTTCCCTCACCGCCGACACGCCGGTATCTCGTCGAGGTGGCAGATCTCAAGCGGCGCTATGCGCCTGCGGCCTTTCCAGTCGATCTGCCGCTGCCCTATGCCGGGCCTTATCTGGGTTCAGTGCTGCCCTCGCCACCCCCGCCCGGTTTCCTGCTGCTTTCCGGACCCGACCGAGAAGCTGCGCCGGGTTTGGCGGCAGTCAAAGGCACGCTCGCGCATGTGGCAACGGGCGCGCCGGCCGCATGGGCACTGGTCACGGTCACGGATCCTGATGGCGGCGTCTGGCATGGCATCTCGGGGCCTGATGGACGGTTCACAGTGGTCTTGCCGTGGCCCGCGCTGGAAGAGGTATTGCCTGGCTCGCCCCCGACTGGCGCGGCAAGCGCGCTTGCACAGCGCAGTTGGCCGGTCAGCGTTTCGGTGCAGGCAGCACCGTCCGGGCTGGAGCCGATTACCGCAAGCGGCTTGCCCGATTACGCCGAGGTGCTGAGCCAGCCCGAGGCCCCTATCTGGCCTGAACCACCGCCTTCACCCCCAGACGCCATGCCCGTGCTGAGCGCCGCGCTTATCTTCGGCGCACCCCTTATCTTGCGCAGCGGCTCTGAAAGCCTGCTGCTGATCGGTGCTCTAGCGCCTTCACCCTAACCGCCTCAGGAAGGCCGCCAATCAGGAGAACTCACCATGCCCGAATATCTGGCCCCCGGCGTTTTCGTAGAAGAGGTCAGTTTCCGACAAAAAACCATCGAAGGCGTGAGCACGAGCACCACAGGCTTCGTCGGTCCCACTCGTTTCGGTCCGACCGCAGGTGAGTCCCCGCTGCTGACCAGCTTCGCCGATTTCGAGCGCATCTATGGCGGCCTCGATCCGATCCGCCCTGGCGACACGGAACGGGCCAATTTCCTCGCCCATGCGGTGCGCGCCTATTTCGACGAGGGTGGTCGCAGGCTCTATGTCTCGCGGGTCTATAATCCGCCTGAGCCCGGCAGCCCGGCCGAAGATGATCCAGGCGGTCGGTCGATCTGGCCAGAGACACAAATCTCGCCCGACCCGGGCTTTTCTCTCATGGCGCGACACCCTGGTCGGGCTGGCGACATGCAGGTGCGGCTGATATTCCGCATGGGTCAGAACGCGCGGCAGGAGGATGGTCGCCTGACCGGAGTGCGCCCGCTTGACACGGTTCTGGCGCGGCCTGCGGGTGCCCCCACCTCGCCACCTGGCTCGGACGCACAGTTCTACTGGGCAGATCGCTATTTTGACGAGACCCTCAGGCGCGAGACCTTCCGCCTGCGGCAGGATAGTGCAGGCTCCACGCCCGTTGCAGGATCCTGGACAACGCTTGATGACGTCACCGATGTGCGCGTGGTCACGGTTTCGGTGCTGATGCTGATGCCGGGCCGCTTCGCCGACGAAATACCACTCGAAGGATTGTCGTTCCATCCCGGGCATTCCGCGGCGATCGGCGACGCTCTGGCAGCCGATCCCGAGCGCCGGTCTACGGAGCTGTTCACGCCGCTGGTGCTCGAGACCGATCTCGACAATGGTGCCCGCCTTGCCGAAGCGCTCGCACTGCAGGTGAACGCGGCTGGCAGGCCAGTGATCGAAGCACTCCAGAACGCCTTTGATGACACGAGCACCAGGCCGACCGATAATGACCTCACTGCGACCTTGAGGCTTGCGGACGGCAGCGATGGCCAGCAACTGGTCGCCAATGACTACGCTGGCTCGGAGAGAGACCCAAAGAGCGGCTTTGCTGTGTTCGAAGACCTTGAGGACATCTCGATCGTTGCGGCCCCCGCAGCGGCCGCCGCTGACAGGCCGACCTCGCGAGCCGTGATGGGCCATTTGATTGGCCATTGCGAGCGGATGCGCTACCGCGTCGCCGTGCTTGATTCCAATGAAGGCATGACACCGGGTGAAGTGCGCGAATTGCGCGGCACGATCGACAGCAGCCATGCCGCGCTTTATTACCCCTGGGTTGTTGTCGACGACCCTCTTGCCTTGGGGGAACCGGCCGAACTGGCGCTCCCGCCCTCAGGCTTCGTGTCCGGGATCTATGCGCGCAGCGACAACCAGCGCGGTGTCCACAAGGCACCGGCCAATGAAGTGGTGCGCTCTGCGCTGTCGTTTGAATTCCTGATCAACACCCGCCAGCAAGAGGCCCTGAACCCCGAGGGCATCAACTGCCTGCGCTTCTTCGAGGGACGCGGCTGGCGGGTATGGGGCGCGCGCACTGTCTCTTCCGATCCAGAGTGGAAATACCTCAATGTGCGTCGCTATTTCGCCTATCTGCAACGCTCGATCGACCGCGGCACGCAATGGACAGTGTTTGAGCCGAACGGCAAGAGGCTCTGGGCTAATCTGCAGCGTACCGTTGAGGATTTTCTCTACAACGAATTCGTCTCGGGCCGATTGGCCGGGCGCACCCCGCAGCAGGCCTTTTTTGTGCGTTGCGACGAATCCACGATGACCCAGAACGACCGCGACAACGGCCGGTTGATCTGCTTGATCGGCGTGGCGCCGCTGCGACCGGCCGAATTCGTCATTTTCCGCATTGGTCAGAAGACCGCAGATGCCCGCTCGTGACCGCCGCAGGCTCACGGCCCCGACCTGATTAGGAGACACCGATGGCAACTGAACGCGAGGCGCTACCCTACAGCCAGTTCAACTTTCTGGTAACGATCGGCGATGAGCAGGCCGAGCGACCACAGGCCGGTTTCCAGGAAATCACCGCCCCGTCGCTGGAAATTAATGTCGCCGAATATCGTGCCGGCAACACCAATGACAACGCGCCGATCAAGATCACCGGCACCTACAAGGTACCCGACATCACGCTCAAACGCGGGCTGATGGGCTACCTCGACCTCTACCAGTGGCTGGATGCGGTGCGCAACGGCCAGCAGGACGATCTGCGCACGGTCAAGATCGATCTGCTCAGCGAGGATCGCAGTACCGTGGCGATGTCCTGGAAATTGCTCAAGGCGCGGCCGGTGAAATACACAGGCCCCACCTTCAACGGCAAGGGCACCGATGTCGCCATCGAGGAACTGGTGCTCGCCTGTCACCGGCTGGAAGTGAGCTGAGCCGATGACCCTGCCGATGTCGCGTCCCGCGCCGAGGTTGCCCGGCATCTATGTCGAGACGGTAAGTCCGCCCCGAACCGACATGCTGCCGCGGGTAGACATTGCTGCATTCGCGGGTTTCGTGTCATCCGGCCCGCTCGATCTGCCAGTGCCTGTCGAGGATGTGTCGCGCTTTCGCGACATCTTCGGCCCGGACCTGCTACTCGCCCGCGACGAGGCACATGAGAGCGTGCAGCGCAGCCTGCTGGGGCCGGCGGTCGAGGCCTTNTTNGCCAATGGCGGGCGGCGCGCCTTCGTGCTGCGGCTGGCCGATCCGGCGANGGCGGTGACGCTGCAGATGCCTGTACCGGGCTTGGTCGACCGGCTTGGCGCGCAGGCTATGGCGCGGGCACGCGCGCCCGGCCTGTGGTCGGCACGGCTGGCGGTCGATACGCGGCTGCGCCGACGCCGACTGTTTCCCGAAAGCGGGCTGCGATCCGAGAACGGGGCACTCGCACTCCGGGTTGCACCGGGGACTGAAGCACCGCGCCCCGGCGATCTTCTGGAGGTCAGTTACACCGAGGCTGAGCGGATTGCGCTGATTGTGGTCGAAAGGGTCACGACCGGTATGATCCGCGCCCGTGTGGACGAGATATTCTGGCGCCGCCCGGGGGGTTCACCACCCAGTTTGAGTGCGCTGGGGATCGACGATGATGGTCTCGAAAGCGTGGATGGCACCGATCCGTCCGTGACCGACCTGATAGAGGCCGCGCGGGTGCCCGACAGCCTCTCGGTGCTAACATTCGATCTCATGCTCTGGGACGGTGCACGGATCGAACAGCGGCTGGACGGGCTTGGCTTCGCTGCGGCGCATCCACGCTGCTGGGCCCGGCTGCCCGATGACACCGCAGTGTTCGGCGAAATCTTCGGCCGACCCACGCGGCGGCTGACCCCCGATCAAGCGCGGTTTGAAGCCGAGGTTGCAGCGCCGCGCTTTCCGCTTGCCGGGCCGCTGGGCGAACTGGAAGGCGGGCTCTGGCTGCCCGATGGCATGAAGACCGCAGCCGATCGCGACCGCGCCGCCGCACCGTCCCTTCCGCCCGGCACCCGGCTTGAAGCGGAGGGCTTGGCCGAGTTCAGCGACCGGCTGTTTCTCGATGCGCGCTTTGCGCGGCTTGTCACCCAGGCGCTGGGCCCCGAGATGGCGGCACTCTACGCCAGCGACCCGATGCGCCCCGGCCCCGCGCTGCGCGGGTTGCATGCGCTGGCTCCGATTGGTGAGGTTGCGATGCTGTGCGTACCCGACGCAGTGCACCGCCCCTGGACACGTGCCACTGCGCCCGGGCCAGAACCGCTGGGCGCACCTTTCCTGCAACCGATGCCGCGCGCGCTCGACACCTTTGGCCGGCTGGAGCTGGACTGGTCCGAAGTGCCGGGCGCGGCGCGCTACCGGCTGGAATTGGCCGATGGCCCTGACTTCGAGCGCCCGCGCATCATCAGTGTCACAGATCCGACCGCATTTCTTGAAATGTCACCCGATTGTCCGATTCCACTCGCCGCGCGCGTACGCGCCGAGGCGGGTGGCGCGGCCGGGCCCTGGTCGAACACGCGCATGGGCCGCGTCCCCGAAGAGGTCTTCGACGATTGCACACGCACCGATCCTGACCGGCTGTCGCTGCTCCTGACACTCGATACGACCTCCTCGCCCGGCACACGCCTCGCCTGGAATTTCGCGCCGCCCGGCATTGCACTGCCCGGCGATCGCTTTGAGTTACAGGTGGGCGCAGCACCGGGCATGGAAGACGGCGCTCCCTTGCCGATCAGCCCCCATGCGACCGAGCATTTTCCTGATCCGGTGCTGGAAGGACCGCGCTATTTCCGCGCCCGGGCGCATCGCGACGATGAGACTGGCCCCTGGTCCGTGACCCTGTACCTCGATGCCTCGGCCCGCAGCGACTGGGTGCTGGAACCCGAGCGGGAGTATCACAGCCAGCCCGCCGCGGGCGTTCCCTCGGCTGCGCAGATGCTCACTGCCATCCATCGCGGGATGATCCGTTTTGCTGCCGCGCGCGGCGATCTGGTCGCGCTGCTGTCGCTACCCCGGCATTACCGAGGGGCAGAGGTCGCATCGCATCTGGCGACCTTGTCTCCTCTGATCGATGATATCGACGGCAGCGGCGATACGCAGGCAGGCGTGTCAGCCGTGCCCGCCTTGCGCTTCGGCGAAGAGCAGGCTCTGTCATACGCCGCGCTGCACCACCCCTGGCTTGCAACGCTCGCCGGGTCCTCAAACGCCTTTCAGCCGCCTGACGGGGCCGCCGCCGGGCTGATCGCCAGACAGGCCAATTCGGCCGGGGTCTGGATCGCCTCGGCCAATCTGCCGATTGAAGGGGCCGTGGCGCTCGAGCCTGACTTCGATGACGCGAGTCTTGCACGGCTGATCGCACAGCAGATCAACCCGCTGCGCCGCGACCCGCGCGGCATGCTTGTGTTCAATGCCGAAACGCTTTCGCCCGAAGCCGAGTTGCGCCCGCTGCCAGTGCGGTTGTTGATGAACCTGCTGCGCCGACTTGCCTTGCGCGAGGGGGCCGCCTATGTCTTCGAGCCGCATAGCGCCGAGTTTCGTGCGCTGGTGCGTCGACGCTTCGAACGGATGCTCTCGCTCATCCACCAGCGCGGCGGCTTTGTCGGCGACAGCCCCGCGCAGGGCTTTCGTGTCGTGACCGATGAAAGCGTCAACCCGCCCGGTGCCATCGACCGTGGCCAGTTCACGGTGGAGCTGCGCGTCGCACCCTCACGGCCCTTCCGCTACCTCAATATCCGACTGATGCGCACGGGTGGCGAGCGGCTCAGCGTCGAGGAGAGCGCCTGATGGACCCATTTACCGCCTTCAACTTCCGCGTCCGGCTGGAACTCGAGGGGGAGGACGGCGTGATCTGCGACGGCGCCTTCTCCGAGGTCAGCGGACTCGAGGCGCAACTGGAAACCCAGACGATCCGCGAAGGCGGCAACAATTCCCGCCAGATCCATCTCGCCGGGGCGGTCAGCCATGGCGAGGTGACGCTCAAGCGCGGCATGACCCGTGGGCTGGGGCTATGGCGCTGGTTCAGCAGTGTGCAAAACCGCCGCGACGCCCGAGCATTCGGTGAGATCGCGATGCTCTCGTCCGACCGCGAGAAAGAAGTGGCGCGCTTCAAGCTGACCGGCTGCCTGCCCGTGAAGATCAAGGCACCGCCGCTCAACGCCATGAGCGGGCTGATCGCGATCGAGGAAGCCCAGATAGCCTTCGAGACGCTCGACGTAGAGGAGGACGACTGATGCCTGAGCCGCAAAACCTGCTTAAAGCCGAGTTGCAGCCCATAACCTGGGACGAGGAACAGATCGTCACCACGACCGGCGATCCGATCAAGGTGCAATTCAACCCGGAAAGTCTGAAGGTCAGCTATTCGAACAAGACTGCAGGCGGTGATCAGCGCGGCGGCTCGGCGGTGCAGTTCGTGGGCTCTGGCACGACCAAGCTGTCACTCGACTTGTGGTTCGACGTGACTGCGCCCGCGCCTGACCGACCGATGGTTGCGGGGGCTGAGACCGACGATGTGCGCCGACTGACCCAGCAGGTTGTCAAGTTCATCACACCCGAGCCCAGCGAAGAAAAAGACAAGTTCGTTCCGCCTGGCCTGCGCTTTCTCTGGGGCAGCTTCCTGTTTGAGGGCGTGGTGGAGTCAATCAACGAAGAACTACAGATGTTCTCCGAACGCGGCAAACCGCTGCGGGCCCGGCTGTCACTGGCGATGTCGAAGCAGGAAATCCGGTTCCAGTTCGGCACCCAGGACAGCTCTGGTCTGGGCGGCGCGCCGACCGGAGCGACCTCGCCAGCGCAGCCGCTCAGGTCGGGCGAAAGCATCCAGCAGGCCACCGCACGATCCGGCAGACAAGACGAATGGCAGGACATCGCCCGGCAAAACGGCATCGACAATCCGCGCAGCCTACCCGTCGGCGCGCCGCTCGATCTTGGCAACTCAGGGAGAGGCTGATGCCTGTGATCATAAATGATCTAGAGGTGATCCTCGATTCACCAGAGATCACCGCCGAGCCGGACGCACCGCCCGAGGCCGAAGCGCAGCCGCCGGGCGGCGTGCTCGACCCCGGTTCGCTGGCACGCATCGAACGCCACCGCCGAGCCCGCGCGGCGCGGGTGCGCGCGCATTAGGTGGGTGTGATGGGCGATCTCGGCACCACATCGCTGCTCTACAGCGCCCGGCCGGGGCTGCGCCTCGATGGTGCAGAGCAGCCAGAGCTGGAGGCCGGACTGATGGCGCTTGTCGTCGAGGAGGACAGTGACGGTATGGCGCGCTGCGAAGCCACGTTCGGCAATTGGGGCACAATACGCGGCACCATGGGCTTTCCCTATTTCGACCGCACGCTTCTGGAGTTCGGCAAGCGGATCGAGATCAGCATTGGCAGCGACGCTGCCGCAGCGCGGGTGTTTGAGGGCCGCATCACCGCGCTCGAGGGCCGCTTTCCGAAATCGCGCCCGCCCGAAATTCTGGTGCTGGCCGAGGATCGGCTGCAGGATCTGCGCCAGACCCGTCGCAGCCGCGTCTTCGAGGCGGCGAGTATCGAAGAGGTGATTCGCGCCATCGCATCGGATCACGGGCTCACCCCGCAAATCGATATTGACGGACCGGTCTTTCCCGCACTCGCGCAGGTCAATCAGTCCGATCTGGCCTTCCTGCGAGAGAAAGCTGCCGATGTTGATGCCGAGATCTGGGTGCGCGGCAATGACCTTCTGGCGCAGGCGCGCGCGCGCCGTCGCGCCAACACGCTGACGCTGAATTATGGCATGGGCCTGCATGAGTTGCGTATCAGCGCCGATCTTGCGCATCAATGCTCACGCCTTGTGGTGGGTGGCTGGGACGTGAGCGTGCGCGAGCCGGTGGACAGCAGCGCCGGCCCCGACACTCTGGCCGGTGAGGTCGAGGGCAGCACCGGCAGCGCCGTGCTCGACGCCACGCTGGGCAGCCGCACTGAACGCATCGCACACCGGCTGGCGCGCTCTGCTGCAGAGGGCGATTCGCTGGCCAAGGCGGAGTATCGACGGCGCGCGCGCCGCTTTGTCTCGGGAGAAGCGGTCGCCGAGGGTGACGCACGCATCCGCGTTGGTAGCGCGGTCGATCTGCGCGGCACCGGGCCGCTTTTCGATGGCGCTTACACTGTCACCGCCGTGCGTCATATATTCGACCTCGATCGGGGGCTTGTGACCGAATTCGCGGTCGAGCGTCCCTGGATCGGACCCTGAGAAAGGATAGCCGATGACACCACTCGATCTGCACCCCCTCGCTGATACCCGCCTGCCGACTGGGCTGGGCGGGCTGTTCCACGGCGTCTACCCGGCCGTCGTGACCGATCTTGCCGACCCCGACGGACAGGGCCGAGTGCGGGTGCGTCTGCCCTGGGCACCCGATAACGGCACCGGGGCCGAGTTATGGGCGCGGTTGGCCACGATGTTTGCGGGCAATGACCGCGGCGCGTGGTTTCTCCCCGATATCGGCGACGAGGTGCTGGTCGCCTTCGGCGGCGGCGACCCGCGCCACGCATTCGTTCTGGGCGGTCTCTGGAATGGGCAGGACAGCCCGCATGAGACGATGGACAGCGCCTCACGCAATGACATCAAGTCGATCCGGTCGCGTAACGGGGTGAAAATTACGCTCGACGACAGCGCCGGTGCCGAACAGATGATCCTCGAGACACCCGGCGGGCAAAAGATCACGCTGCGCGACAGCAATGCCGGGGTCGAATTCACAGATTCCAGCGGCAACACCGTGACCATGGCCGCGAGCGGCCTGTCGCTCGAAACCGGGGCCAAAGTCAGCATCAGCGCAAGCCAGGTCGAGGTCAGCGCCGGCATGGTCACGGTCGATGCAGGCATGTCGCGCTTCTCGGGCGTTGTGCAAGCCGACACAGTGATCACCAACAGCATCGTCGCGGCGTCATACACGCCGGGGGCAGGTAACATATGGTAACCGAGCATCGCCACGACCACCTGCGCTGGATGGCACCGCACCCGCTCTGGCTTGCGGATACGGCGGGGCTGAACGGCACGCCGGGCCGCCCGGCGATCCTGCGCTTTGCCACTGACGCCTTCATGGACGAGATGATCGCGCTCACCGCCACCCGCCCCGAAGCGCTGCCCGCCTGGCTTGCCGTGCCCGAAACCTGGCGCGCACCTGCACCGACCCCGCCGCGCGAAGGTCTGGTGCCGACGCTGCCACTGTCCTTCGCGCGCGCGCGTGCGACCGGGCTTGCCCGCCGTCGCGGACTGATCGGCGGGGCCGCGTCGAAGCCTGACGTGCAACCCGACGAACCGCTGAAGCTGTATCAGCCAGCGCAGGATCGCTTCTACATGGTAGCCGCGCAACTGGTCTGCGCCCGCCCCGGCCTGCCCGACCGTCGGATCACCGCCGTGAACCAGGAACGCGCGCGCTTTGTCATCCGCAGGGTGGTCCCGCCGGAGGGCGTGGCTGCAGAATTCGACCCCGGTGCTGCGGGTGTCACGGAATACGCCTTCGTGCCGCGCGACAATGGCGGCGTCTGGCGCCTTCTTGCCCCCGGCGAACGCACCCGGCTTTTGCCAGAGGAAGAGCGGCTTGGCCTGTTCCCGCTTGCCTATGGCACCGAGGGGCGGCAGCGCCGCCTGCTTCTGGGAGCGCTCCCGATCGCGCGGCGCGAGACCTATGCCACAGCCCCACTTGGTACCGAAGACGACCCCACCCCGCCGCTCGCCGATCCTGATGGCCCTTCGCCGCTTGCGCTGCTGTGGCAGACTGACGTGACCGCGCCCTGGCGCGCACTGGAGGAGCAGGCCGAGATCCTCGAGCGGGTCCTGCTGGAACCCCCTCAGCCCACGCCCCCCTTGCAGCGCGCTACCACAGCGAATGCCCTGCTGGTCGAGTTCCGCGCGCGGGCCGCCAGCATCGGCTGGCTGATCCTCGCCGATGCGCGCCGCTTTCTGGAGACCTATCTGCCAAATTTGTGGGCCGCTCTGATCGATCCTGATGCGTCGCACGATCTCACAGACGGGGAGAACGCATTGAAATCAGCGATAGAGGCGATAGAGGCAGATTCCGACCTGGAGGAGGATTTCGAGCTCGCCTACCCCGCCTATGCCGGTCGGGTGCATGCGCGTTTTGTCGATGCGCTGCGCGCGATCACAGACGAACACATCGCGTTGCTGGAGGCGGCCGACACGGCCTTCGAGTGGCCCAGCGGTGGAACGCCCAACGCCGCCTATCCCGACTTCATCTGGATCGCCGCACACCCGGGCGTCGCCGTCAATACCTCCCCGGCCACGCCCAGCGTCGTCGCCGAAACCGACTGGCGCACCCCCGCCGCCTCGGCCATCGACGAGCTGGAAAGTCTGATCGAGGGCGCACTGCCGACCACGCCGGCCGGCCCTGTCCCGGATCTGAGGGCACCGCCTGCGGCAGACCCCTCGGACGAGCCCTGGTTCACCATCCGCTGTGTCTTTGAGCGGCCGAATTGCGAGGGCTTCGCCGCGCCGGAAATCTCGGCCCCCTCCGCGCCGTTCCGGATGGCGAGCTTCTTCGACCCCGACGCGCCGGCCCGCACGATCCGGATTCCCATGCCCGCCGATATCTCGCCCGCTGGGCTGCGCAAATTCCGCAAGGGCGTGGGTTTCGGGCTGTCCGATCTCTTTTGTGGCCAGTTTAACCGCTTCAAGGATATAGGGTTCGTCGATCTGGTCCGCTCGGTCTTGCCGTGGCCGCTGCACAAGGATCTGCCGGGTACAACGGCACAGCCATGTGGAAAAAGCGAGGGCAATGCCTTTGGCCTATTGGTATCGATATCGATCCCCATCGTCACGATCTGCGCCTTCATTCTGATGACCATAATGGTGGCGCTGCTCGACATGGTGTTCCGCTGGCTGCCCTATCTGCTGACGGTCATCCGCATTCCGCTCGGCAAGGGAACCAAGCAATGAGCGCGGGCGATGAACGCCTCGGACGCGGGGTTGCCTTTCCGCCAGGGATAGGACCGGATGGACGCTGGGCATGGGCCGTGGGCGTCGAGAACATCCGCCAATCGATCCGCATCATCCTGCGCACCGAGCGCCAGGAGCGGGTGATGCGGCCAGCTTTCGGCGGCGGACTGAACCGCTTTCTGTTCAAACCCAACACGACCGCAACCCATCGGCTGATTGAGGAGACGATCACCCAGGCGCTTGGCCGGTGGGAGCCCCGTATCCATGTCCAGTCGGTCGATGTTGGCCCTGACCCTGACGAACCCGACGCCGTGCGCGCCACTGTGCGCTTCCGTATCATCCGCACCGACGCTGCCGACAGCATCGCGCTGCGCATCCAGCTTAGATGAGGCCCGCCCATGCCGCTGCCACCACCCGATATCGACACCCGCAGCTGGCGCGAGCTGATGGAGGAGGCGCTGCGCCGCAACGCCGTGCATACGCCCGAATGGACCAACCAGTCGGACGCCGATCCCGGCATCACGCTCTTGCAGCTTTTCGCCTTCATGAGCGAGAGCATCATCTACCGCACCAACAACATCCCCGAGCGCAATCGCCGCGCGTTTCTGCGGCTTCTTGGGCTTGGTCTGCGCCCGCCGGGGGTCGCGCGGGGGCTGGTGACCTTCACCCGCGCGTCCGGGCCGGTTGCGCCAGTGACCTTGCCGGCGGGGGTGGAGCTTGCCGCTGGCAAGGTGCCCTTCCGAACGTCGCGGGGGCTCGATGTCCTGCCCGTCGATGCGGCGGTGTTCTACAAGCGCGCCCTTGGTGGTGACGCACTGGAAAACGCCCGTACCGCCTGGGGAGCGCTTTATGCAAGCTTCACCGATCCGCCGGCAGATGCGGCCGCGCTTGACAGCCTTGCGTTCTATGAGACTGTCGCACTGGATCCGCCGCGTCCGGGCGAAATCGGTCGTGGTCTCGATGTCGGGGCCGACACGCTCGACGGACTCTGGCTTGCACTGTTTGCGCGGCGCGGCGACGATGTCGCCGATGCGCGCGATACACTGCGTGGCGCAAGCTTGACCCTTGGAACCATGCCCGCCCTAGACGCAGACGGGCTCGCGCATCTACCCGACCGCGCGCCGCCTGAGGGCCTCGGCGCGCTGGTGGTCGAGACGCCAAACCCCGCAGCACCGGGGACAGCGCCAGCCTACCGGCCGCTCGTGGCGTCCGCTGACGCCGATCCACTGTCCGGCCCGGCGCTGATCGAAGTGAACCTCGGCGACACGCCGCTAACCACCTGGGCCGATCTCGAACCCCTGGAGCCAGGCACCGGAGCCTATCCGCCCGACCTGACCGACGATCCGCGCGCCGGGCAATTAATCACCTGGTTGCGGCTGCGCGCGCGCAGCGATGGGGCTGCGGGCGCGAAACTGCGCTTTTTAGTGGCCTGGCTCGGCATCAATGCCAGCCGGGTCGAGAACCGCGCGCACATTGCGGCCGAATTGCTGCGCTCCGGCACTGGCGCTCCCGATCAGCAGGCCGTGCTCGCCAATAGGCCGGTGATCGCCGACAGTCTGGTGCTGCGCGTCAATGGCACAGCCTGGCGGCGCATCGACCAATTTCTAGCCGCGCCCCCCGAGGCCGGTGCCCGCGGCACGGGCGTGGGCGACGACCCGACCGAGGCGCAAGTCTACACGCTCGACCCCGCCACGGGTGAGATCCAGTTCGGCGACGGGCTGCACGGCGCCCGCCCGCCGCGCGGAGCGGTGATCCTGGCCAGCTACGATCATGGCGGTGGGCTGGATGGGCTGGTGGGCATCGGCGCGGTGAAAAGCGGTTCGGAGCTGCCTTCGGGCGTGCGGGTGACCAACCCGGTGCCAACCTGGGGTGGCAGTGCCGCCGAGACCATCGCCGAGGCCGAGCACCGTGCGCCCAGCGTACTGGCCAATCGCGACCGGCTTGTGACGCTTGAAGATTTCCGCACCATCACCCGCAGCACGCCGGGCGTCGATATCGGCCGTGTCGAGGTGCTGCCGCTGATCCGCCCTAAAGACCCGGGTGTCACTGCAGCTGGCGCTGTGACCGTGCTGGTGATCCCGCTGAAGGATCCGCGCAGCCCGCGAGCACCACGGCCTGACCGGTTGTTTCTGCAGGCTGTTTGCGCGCATCTCGCGCCGCGCCGACTGATCACCACCGAGCTGCATGTCAACGGGCCGGTTTATGTGGATATCTGGGTCTCGATCTCGATCGATGTCACCCCCGGGCGGGACACGCCAAATGTGCGCGACGCCGTACGCGCGCGTCTTGAGGTCTTCCTTTCAGCGCTGGAGGGCGGGTTCGCCGGCACAGGCTGGCCGCTCGATACGGCTATCGATCCGGCCGAATTGCTGGTGCAGGCGGCGCAGGTCGATGGCGTGCGCCGAGTGGATCAGTTGCTTGTCGGCGATGCCGGCGGTGCGATCAGCACGCCGCGGCCACTCTCGGGCTTGCAACTGCCGCGCCTTGCGGGGCTTTCGGTTGTCGCTGGCAGCGATCCACTGCCGCTGGAAGAGCTGCGCGGTCGTGCCCCGGCTGTGGACACGACCTCCAGTGCAACCCCTGTTCCGGTGATTCCGGATTTCTGCTGAGAACCTGATGAAAGACGTCAACGGCACCAGCTTCCAGCTTCTCCTCGGCCCCGATGACTGGGCGCGGGCGCTGGCGGGCGAAGACACGCAAGGTGTAGTCTGGGAAGCTGGCGCGGGCAGCGTCACGCTCGAGGTCGAGGCGCGGCGCTTTCCGCCGCGCTCCGGTGCTGTGCGACTGACACCTGGGGACCGACGCGGTGCCGATTGCGACCGCTTCGGCAACTGGTATTGGATCAGCGCGGATCGCCGCGAGATCCGCGCCTGGCGTCCCGGACAGTCCGATACGCGCTACTGGTCGGCCGAGGCGCTGGATGCGTCTGCCTGCCCGCCCCAGCCCGGTGCCTTCACTGACAGCGCCCCGCCAGTGCCCCGTTTTGCCATGCTGCGTCTGTCCGGGCTCGCCGTAACCTGTCGCCATCACCTGCTCGTCGGCACGCTGGCGCCGCAGGGCCTTCTGGTCTTCGATCTGCATGCCAGCGGCCCGCCCGTCTTCACCCTTTGGCCCGAAGCACTTGACATCGCCGTATTCGATATCGCGCACGCGGCAGGGGGCGGGGCATGGGTGCTCGACCGCGGCGAACCGACAGTTCCAGCGCGGCTTTGGCGGCTCGACGACCGACTAAGTCTCGTCCGTCTCGACGGAATTGTTGAGACGCCGCCGGGCCGGACACCCGATTTCGCACCCGAGGGCGCGCTGCCCGAACCGCTCGCCCCGCTGGAAATCCCGGCAGGGCTCGATCTGTCGCTGCCCGGCCCAGATGGCCTGCCGGGGGCGAGTGCGGCTGTAGCAGTGATTGGCCTGCCCGACGACACGGCGCTAGTGCTCGATGCACCTGCAGGCAACCCGGCGCGGGTGCTGCGCTTCAGGCGTGGCGGGATGATCGGANCGGNGGCGCTGGATGCGGCCCTACTCGACGGCTTCGAAGACCCGCCCACGGCCTTTCGCGGGCACGCCATGGCCTTCCTGCCCGATCCCGGCACTCCGGCTGGCCGGGTTCAGGGTGCGCTTCTGGTGGTGGACGACCAGGGCGATCAGGCCGTGCATCTGTCGCTTGCAGCCGATGCAGCCCCACCCGGAGTTGTGCCTGATCCCGAGATCGCTCTGATGCTGGTTCCCGACTACATCCCGCTGCGCCGTTATGGTGGGCGCGGTCTGGTCGCGCATGCCGACCGGGTATATTACGATCTCGACAATCGCTGGATCCCGCTCGCGCCCCACCCGCGCCGACGCCGCAGGATCGAGGGCACGATTGGCCCAGTGCGTTTCGAATCCGACCAACCCGGCACCGAATGGCACCGAATCGTGCTCGACGGTTGCATCCCGCCCGGAAGTTCTTTCCTCATTGAGTTGCGCGCCGCAGATGACGAAGCTGCACTTGAGCGTCTTCCCTTCCAGCCGCTGCCCGCCCCCTATCAGCGCAGCGATGGGCCGGAGATCCCGTTCTGGCAGCCGTTTCCAGACACTGATCCAGCCTCGGCCATCGGCAGTTGGGAAACGCTGGTGCAATCCACCCGCGGTCGGCTGGTGGAACTGCGGTTGCAGCTTGCTGGTGATGGCAGGGTCAGCCCGCGCGTCCGCGCGCTGCGACTGCACGCGCCACGCTTCAGCTATCTCGACCACTATCTCCCGGCAGTCTATCGCGAAGACGCTGTCTCGGCGGATTTCCTGGCCCGCTTCCTCGCCAATGTCGAGGGACTGTTCACCGTGATGGAGAACCGTGTCGCCAGCGCGCATGGTTTCTTCGACACGCGGATCGCGCCGCCGGAATGGCTCGACTGGCTAGCCGGATGGCTCGGGGCCGAACTTGGCCGTAACTGGGACGACGCCCGACGGCGGCTATTCCTCGACCATGCCGAGCTGCTGTTCCGCTGGCGCGGCACGCCGGCCGGGCTGAAGGCGATGATCGACCTGGCCACGGCCCCCTGCCCAGATCCGACACTTTTCGAGGGCTTGCGCACGGGCACCCCGCCCGAACCTGACACGGCGCGCCGTGGTGTGCGGCTGGTCGAAGGGTTTGCACGCCGCATTTCCGGCAACCCGACGGTCGCACCGCTGCCCTTGCTGGCCGGCTGGACCCCGGCCGACGGTGCCACGCCGATTCATCTCGCCTTTGCAGAATTCGCACTAGACCGGCGTGACACCGATCCGGAGCGACTGGCCGAGGCTTGGGGCCGGTCTGTCGCCTTTGCCGAGCCCTCCGAAATCCAGTTTTCGCCCTTGCTGCCGCAAAACGCCGCCGAAGCCGAGGATTGGCGTGCCTTCACTGCCGGCCCGCTCGGCTTTCCCTATGCGGCCGTGACCAATGCCGACGCCCCGATCTGGGCCGATTTCCTCGCCCGTCGCTATTCCAGCCCCGCACGGCTGGCCAAGGCGCATGCGCCCGAGGGCGCACCTGCCGGTTTCAACGCCGAGGCGCTGCCGACGACGTTGCCCACTGGCGGAGCGCGGCTGGCAGACTGGATCGATTTCGCAGCGCAAGTGCTGCCCGTCGCGCAAAGCGCCCATCGCTTCATCGTCCTTGCGCCCGTCGAACCCAGCGAGGATCCGGCGACACGCGCTGCGCGCATCGACCGGATCGCGGCAGTCACGGCACGCGAATGCCCGGCTCATACTGAATGGGAGGTACAGCCTTTTTGGGCGCTGTTCCTTGTCGGCAGCGCACGGCTTGGCATCGACACCGCGCTGGGCAGCGGCGCACGTTTCATCGCAATCGAACTCGGCCGGGGGGCACTGGGTGAGGGTTTCGTCGGCTACGGACATCCCTTCGCGATCCGGGGCCGCGCAATTATCGGACGTGACACAGTAGGGGAAATACGACTATGAGTAGCGACACCGGATGCGGTTTTTATGGCGGTTGCGCGCCGTCACTGACACTCGATCCTCACAAGCGGGTGCATTATTCGACGGGCCTTGTGCTTGGCGTCGATGAGTTCGTGCAGGCCGAATACTACTTCCTCGAAGGCATGCGGCGGCATCACCGCATGCTGCACGGCTATGGCACGGTCTGTGGGCTTGGCGTCAGCTTGCGTGATGTCACGGACGGGGTCGAAGTGCGGGTGGAACCGGGCCATGCCATCGACATGCATGGCCGCGAACTGCGCATTTCGGCCGCCCAATGCGCGCGCCTTGACGACTGGCTGGGGCGCGAGGCGGAAGTCTCGCCGCTGATCGAGCCCGGCTCGCCGCCAGAAATGGCGCTTTGGGTGGTACTGTGCTATCGCGAGTGTCTCACCGATCTCGAGCCGATCCCCGGCACGCCCTGCCGCACCCCCGAAGAGTTGATGACGCCAACCAGGGTGACCGAGAGCTTCTCGCTGCGCCTCGAGCGCGACCCGCCCGACATGGTGGCGCTTGACGGGATCCGCGCCTTTGCCCGGCTGATCGGGCGGCTGGACCCGGGGCCAGTGGCCGAGCCCGATATCTCGATTGCTGCGCTCGAAGCCGAGGTTGCTGCTATCGGTACACCCGCCGAACCCCCTGACCCGTCACCCCCGGCGCTGCCTGAAGAAGAACCGATCCGGATCCCTGAAGCGTTGATGAGGGACTACCTCTCGGCGGCGTTCCGCACCTGGGTGACCATCGTGCGCCCGGCGCTGGTGCCGGTCGGCCGGAGCTGCGCCGATGGGCCGGGCGACGATGGCTGCATTGCGCTCGCACGGCTGCGCGTGCCACTGGTCGAGGGCGAGGCCGGCCTCGGTGTCGACGGCGGTGCCGGGGCGGTCGCGGTCGAGGATGCCGACCGGCCGCTGCTGCTCTCCACCCAGCTACTGCAGGAGTTCTTGGTCAATGGCGGTGCTACTGGGGCGGGGGGCGCGCGTGTACATGAGGAACTCGAGGGTCTCGAGGCCGATGATCATCCTCAATATCTACTGATCGAACCGCGTTCCCCCGCAAGCTCGCCACCACAGATCGACCGGCTGGTCAATAATCTGTCGGGTCAAGAGCAGTTTCGCCTGCGCGAGTTGCCAGATGCCGCCGAGGCGGGCGACGCGATGCCTGCGGGCCAACCGGCTGGCGGGGACCTGTCGGGCAGCCTGCCCGACCCTAATGTGGTCGGCCTGCACGGCCTGCC